AAAGCACGCGAAAAGCAGGGCGACACCGGCACATATCATTACGTGGACAATCTTTCTCGCGCTATACGCTACGTCACCCGGCAACTGGTTGATATGATTCCTAAGATTTACGACACACAACGTATAGCGCGAATTGTTGGGCTAGACGGCGAAGTCAGCATGGTCAAATTAAACCCTGACCAGCCAGAACCCGTTAAAAAGATCCAAGACGAAAACGGCATCGTGCTTGAAAAGATCTACAACCCTAATGTTGGCAAGTACGATGTTGTTGTAACGACCGGCCCAAGCTACATGACCAAGCGTCAAGAGGCGCTCGACGCCATGTCGCAGCTTTTGCAAGGCAACCCGCAGCTTTGGCAGGTTGCAGGCGACCTGTTTGTTAAAAACATGGACTGGCCTGGCGCACAAGAAATGGCAAAACGGTTTAAGAAAACCATTGACCCAAAACTTCTGGCCGACGACGACAAATCACCCGAATTGCAGGCCGCAGAACAGCAAATTCAGGGTATGGGGCAAGAACTCGATCAACTTCACGGTGTTCTTAAGAACATTCAGAACTCAATCGAGGCGCAAGACGTTGAAGTTAAGCAGTTTGAAGCCAAAATTAAGGCTTACGACGCTGAAACCAAGCGCATTTCGGCTGTTCAAGCGTCTATGTCGCCCGAACAGATCCAAGACATTGTCATGGGTACGGTTCACGGCATGTTGAGCAGTGGCGAACTTGTCAATGAAATGCCCGGTCGTGACGGGCCTGAAATGCCTGACGATGGCATGGAAATGCCGCTTTCAGATCAACAATTCATGTCCGAACAAGACATGCCTGAGCAAATGCCTATGCAGGGTATGCCTGAAGAAATGCCTATGCCTGAAGAAATGCCTATGCAGGAAATGCCACAATGACCGAGAAACCAGCCGACTTCATTGGGTATCTGTTTCTAGCGCGGGATGTAGCCCATTCTGTGCATCTGAACACCCGTAGCTTTTCCAAACATTCGGCTTTAGGCACCTTTTACGATGAAATTATAGATCTTGCTGATTCGCTGGCAGAAGCCTGTCAGGGCCGGCATGGCCTGATGGGACCGATCACTTTGCAATCGGCTAAAAAAACCGTTAACATCATCGTGTTCCTTCGAGAACAGTTAGCTGAATTGGAAGAATGCCGGTACGAGGCTTTTGACAAGTCAGACACTGCGCTTCAAAACATTATCGACGAGATTGTAAGGCTGTATCTTACTACCCTCTACAAACTCGAATTTTTGGCATAGGAGCCTCAGATGGCTAACTATAAATATCTTGAAGCCACGGACCAAGTCAAAACGGGCGCAGGCAAAATCAAATCCGTGTTTTGCAGTAGCGGCACCAGCCCAACTGTAGCCGTCCATGACACGGACAGCGGTACGGCAACGACCGCTACTACGCTCATTGCAACATTCACAGCCGCCACGCCTGGAGTTTATACCTTTACAGGAGACGACGGTGGGCTGTACTTTAACAAGGGCCTCTATATCGTGCTTGGTGGGACCACACCTAAAGTGACCATCGGCTTCGATTAGACCTCGACAAGACCGACTAGCCGGTTAGCTAGGTTTTATAGGACTACCCAACTATGGAAGAAATTCCCGAACTACCAGCGGCTGACCCCGCGCCAGATCAAGAAGCCACGGCGGCGCTTGACCCTGTAGACAATCAACTGCCGGAAGATGTAGCCAACGAAGCGTCTAAGACCTTTTCGCAAGAAGAACTTGATGCCATCGTTAGCAAACGTCTCGCAAGAGAACAGCGCAAATGGGAGCGAGAGCAGACCCAGCGTGCAGCAGAAATGGTCAGATCGGCACCCGCCGATATGCCCTCGCCAGAGTATTTCGACACTACCGAAGCCTACGCTGATGCGTTGGCGGAACGTAAGGCCGAAGAATTGCTCGCACGGCGTGAAGCAGCACAGCAACAGTCTAGCGTTCTCGAAGCCTACCACGACCGCGAAGAAGAGGCTCGGAACAAGTACGACGACTTTGAACAGGTCGCGTATAACCCGAACCTAAAAATCACGGACGTGATGGCTCAGTCCATTCAGTATTCCGACGTTGGCCCTGATATTGCATATTATCTAGGGACCAATCCAAAAGAATCTGATCGGATTTCCAAACTGCCGCAAATCTTGCAGGCAAAAGAGATAGGGAAAATTGAGGCCAATTTGGCTATCAATCCACCTGTTAGACGCTCTTCATCTGCCCCGGCACCGATTGCACCTGTTACAGCTAGATCCTCTGGATCACCTGCCTATGACACGACGGACCCAAGGTCTACCAAGACCATGACGGATTCGCAGTGGATTGAAGCGGAACGGCTGCGCCAGATCAAGAAGTACGAGGCGCAACGTAACCGCTAAGTCAGGAGACACACTGTGTCCAATTCGCTTCTTACTATCGACATGATCACCCGGAAGGCTCTGGAAATTCTGGAGAACAACCTGGTGCTTACCCGCAACGTGAACCGCCAGTACGACGACAGCTTTGCTGTTGAAGGTGCCAAGATCGGTTCTACGCTTCGTATCCGCCTCCCCGACCGCGCTCTGGTCACTGACGGTGCCGCCCTGCAAGTTCAGGACGACAACGAGCAGTTCACCACGCTGACCGTCAACAACCAAAAGCATATCGGCGTTAACTTTACCTCCGCCGAACTGACCATGCAGTTGGATGACTTTGCTGAACGTGTTCTGAAGCCTCGTATTAGCCAGTTGGCTTCGTCTATCGACGCCGACGTTGCTAGTGCGTACAAGAGCATCTATTCGTCGGTCGGCACCCCCGGCTCAACGCCTTCGACTTCGCTGGTTCTGTTGCAAGCTCAACAGAAGCTCAACGAAAACGCGGCGACGATGATGCCTCGCTATGCCACCGTCAACCCAGCCGCTAACGCTGGTTTGGTCGAAGGCATGAAGGGTCTCTTCAACCCAGTTGATACCGTCAGCAAGCAATTCAAGAACGGTATGATGGGCACGGGCGTTCTTGGCTACGACGAGATCAACATGTCTCAGTCGATCAAGGTCCACACCACGGGTGACTGGGGTACGTCGATCACGATCACTTCGACCATCTCGACCCAAGGCACAACCTCGCTTGGTCTGTCCTTCACCGGATCTTCCAAGACTTGGAAGCAAGGCGACGTGTTTACCATCGCCGGCGTTTACGCGGTCAACCCACAGACCCGTGAGACCACTGGTTCGCTTCAGCAGTTTGTTGTAACTGCCGACGCTACTGGTTCCTCTACGGCTACTGTGACCGTCTCGCCTGCGATCTACACCGCCGCCAACGCTCTAGCTACGGTGGATTCGTTCCCTGCTTCGGGTGCGGTTGTAACGATGTTGGGTTCCGCCACGTCGCAATACGCCCAAAACCTTGTGTATCACAAAGATGCCATCACCTTTGCCACGGCTGACTTGCTGCTGCCAAACGGTGTGGATATGGCTTCTCGTGCGGTTCACAACGGCATTTCGCTCCGCGTTGTCCGTCAGTACGACATCAACAACGACCGTATGCCTTGCCGTATTGACGTGCTGTATGGCTTCTCTACCATCCGTCCGCAGATGGCTGCCCGTATTTGGGGCGCGTAAAACTTTACGCCTCGGCTTAGGCCGGGGCGTAATCCTCTTTTTCTTGGAGAAACATCATGGCACTTCCTTCAGTTGGTGGCGGGTACCAAATTGGTGACGGCAATCGCAACGAGATTTTTCTCGGTGAGATGTCTGATCCACAAACCGCAACCGCAACCGCAACCCTGACCGCCGCACAAATCACTGGTGGCCTTTTGGTTGCCAACCCAAGCGCCTCGGCTGCGTCCTACACGCTGCCTACCGCTGCTTCGGTTGATAGCGTGCTGACCAACGCTAAAATTGGCAGCACCTTTACTCTGTCTATCGTCAACCTCGGCACCTCTTCGGGCGCTCTGACGATTGTTGCTGGCACCGGCTGGACCCTCGTTGGTTCGGCTACCGTGGCTATCACAAGCTCGGCTCAAGTGCTGGCTTACCGCACCGCAGCCAACGCCTACACGCTTTACCGCGTCGCCTAAAACAGATGTGCCCTACGTCATTGTGGCGTAGGGCATTTTGTCTTTCATAGGGTTCTCATGCAAACCTACCTTCGGCATCCGGTTCACGGAACAAAAATCGCCAATATTGATATGGAAGTAGAATACGACAAAGAGCATGGCTGGGAAGAGTACGACCCAGAAGCCTTTATCGAACCCGAAGTTTCTGCTAATGTTTTGGAAGCGAAACGGCGCGGCAGGCCACCGTTAAACAAAGAGGCATAGTATGACCACGGCAGGCGAACTGATAGACGGCGCTTTGCGGCTACTCGGTATGCTTGCTGAAGGCGAAACCCCTTCTGCCGCTACATCCCAAGACGCCTTGTTTGCCATGAACCAAATGATTGATTCGTGGAACACAGAACGGCTTTCCGTTTACTCCACACAAGACCAAGTGTTTTCGTGGGCACCGGGCCTTATTAGCCGAACGCTTGGTCCTACGGGTGATTTTGTAGGCAACCGCCCAGTCCTGTTGGACGACGCAACCTATTTTAAAGACCCAGCTAACGGTATTTCGTTTGGCATCAAGATTATCAATCAACAGCAGTATAACGGCATTGCGGTCAAGACCGTGACCAGCACCTATCCGCAAGTCATCTGGGTAAACATGGATTACCCAAACATCGACATGTACGTGTATCCCGTGCCTACCAAAGTGCTGGAGTGGCATTTCATCTCGGTTACGGAACTAACTCAACCAGCCACACTAGCCACCACGCTGTCATTCCCGCCCGGCTATCTGCGGGCGTTCCGCTACAATCTAGCCTGCGAGATCGCAGGCGAGTTTGGCGTTGAGCCATCGCCGCAAGTTTCGCGGATTGCAATGTCTGCCAAGCGCAACATCAAGCGTATCAATAACCCTGACGATATTATGTCGCTGCCATACAGCATCGTCGGCACTCGCCAGCGGTTTAACATCTTTGCCGGTAACTACTGATGAAGACGCCTATCTTAGGTTCGTCATACGTCGCCCGCAGCGTAAATGCTGCGGACAACATTATGATCAATCTGTTTCCGGAGATCATTCCAGAGGGCGGCAAAGAGCCTGCGTTTCTCAACAGAGCGCCAGGTCTGCGTTTGCTTGTAACCTGTGGAATCGGCCCCGTGCGCGGCCTGTGGCAACTTGGCGACTACGGCTATGTGGTATCCGGAACCGAACTCTACAAAGTTACTTCGTCTTGGGTTGCAACGCTAATTGGAAATGTTTCTGGCACTGGCCCCGTGTCTATGGCGGACAACGGAACCCAACTTTTTATTGCCTGCAACGGCCCTAGCTACATTTACAACTCTAGCACTTTGGCGTTCGCGCAGATTACGGACCCTGACTTCCCCGGCGCGGTGACGGTTGGATATCTTGACGGCTACTTTGTGTTTAACGAACCCAACAGCCAGCGCATTTGGGTAACAAGCCTTTTTGATGGTACTAGCATCGACCCGTTAGAATTTGCCAGCGCCGAAGGATCTCCTGACGGTTTGGTTTCGCTAATCATTGACCACCGCGAAGCGTGGCTGTTTGGAACAAACTCTGTTGAGGTTTGGTACGACGCGGGGTTGGTTGACTTCCCCTTAACGCGCATCCAAGGCGCGTATAACGAAATTGGTTGCGTAGCTCCGTATTCAGTTGCCAAGCTCGACAACGGTTTGTTTTGGCTTGGCGGCGACGCCCGCGGTACAGGTATCGTCTATCGCGCCAACGGTTACACCGGCCAACGTGTAAGCACTCACGCCGTCGAGTGGCAGATTCAGCAGTACGCCGACATCAGCGACGCGCTGGCCTACACCTATCAGCAGGACGGCCATGCGTTTTATGTGTTGGTGTTTCCTAGCGCCAACGCAACCTGGGTATTTGATGTGGCTACAGGCGCTTGGCATGAGCGGGCCGGCCTAGACAACGGCGTCTTTACCCGTCACCGCAGCAACTGCCAAATGGCGTTTAGTAGTGAAATTGCGGTTGGCGATTTTGAAAACGGTAATGTCTACGCTTTTGATCTTGACGTTTTTGCCGACAACGGCGAACCACAAAAGTGGCTTCGGTCGTGGCGGGCGCTGCCGACAGGCGAAAACAACTTAAAGCGTACTGTGCAACATAGCCTTCAATTAGACTGCGAAACTGGCAATGGCCTTAATACCGGCCAAGGATCAGACCCGCAAGTCATGCTGCGTTGGTCAGACGACGGCGGACACACTTGGTCCAACGAGCACTGGAAGTCTACCGGCGCAATCGGCGTTTACGGCAAGCGCGTATTTTGGCGCAGGCTTGGTATGACCACAAAATTGCGCGATAGGGTATACGAAGCGTCAGGAACCGATCCAGTTAAGATCATCATTGTTGGGGCCGAGTTAGCAATTAGCGGCACCAATGCCTAGCATTCAAAACATAACCAATATCCCCGCCCCCCGCGTTGAGTTTATTGACTCACGCACGGGTTTGATGTCGCGTGAATGGTACAGGTTTTTCCTTAACCTATTTACGTTGACGGGCGGCGGCAATAACCCAACCAGTTTGGAAGATCTTCAGTTGGGGCCGGCGTTTGAATTTACGCCGGATATGTTTGTCGTAGACAACCTATCTCCTGACACTGAATCTGCTATTGCCACCTTATCAATGTCGGTGAACGACTTTGGGCAAAGCCTTCAGACGCTTCCCGTGGATTTTGGCGGCACGGTTTCAAGCGTCAATGTAACGCTAGCCACAACAGGCACCGACGTATCTTTTAGCGCCGCCAACAGCACGACCGCGCCCGTGATTGCCCTAAGCATCCCCACAGCGTCTGCCGTTAATCGCGGGGCGCTGTCTGCGGCTGATTGGACCACCTTTAACAACAAAGGCAGCGGTACGGTCACAAGCGTTACGGGCACGGCTCCTGTGGTCTCCAGCGGCGGCAATACGCCAGCCATAAGCATGGCTGCTGCCACCACTTCTGTAGATGGCTACCTTACTGCCACTGACTTCACCACGTTCAACAACAAGGGAAACGGTACTGTTACCAGCGTTGCCGCGCTTACTTTGGGCACATCTGGTACGGATGTAAGTTCCTCTGTAGCTACAAGTACCACTACACCTGTCATCACCCTCAACATTCCCACAGCGTCTGCCGCTAACCGTGGGGCTTTGTCCGCCGCCGACTGGACAACTTTTAACGCCAAAGGTAGCGGCACCGTTACAAGCGTTACAGGAACAGCGCCTGTTGTTTCTAGTGGAGGCGCTGCCCCCGCTATTAGCATGGCCGCAGCTAGCACCACCGTAGACGGATACCTTACTGCCGCTAACTTTACGATCTTCAACAACAAGGGTTCCGGCTCAGTCACAAGCGTTGCGCAGACCTTTACGGGCGGCTTGATCTCTGTTGGCGGATCGCCAATTACCACGTCAGGCACACTGGCGCTCACGGTTGCGGGCACGTCGGGCGGCGTCGTTTACTTTACGTCGGCTAGCACCTGGGCATCTTCGGCGCTTCTCGCAGCTAACGCGCTTGTGGTCGGCGGCGGCGCAGGCTTGGCACCCGCGACGGTTACGACCGGCGCAAATGTTGTCACGGCTCTTGGTGTGGCTGTCGGCACGGCTGGATCGTTTGTCGTCAACGGCGGCGTGTTAGGCACCCCATCCAGCGGCACTGTGACAAACCTGACGGGTACGGCCTCGATTAACATCAACGGCACTGTGGGTGCTACGACGGCATCTACGGGCGCGTTTACGTCGCTGTCCTACACGACCACGCTGACGGGCGGCACGGGTATCGTCAATCTGGGCAGCGGGCAGTTCTATAAAGACGCAACAGGCAAGGTCGGCATCGGAACCGCTGTTCCCATAACCAATCTGCACGTTTCGACCAACGACCAATCAACCAACCGCTTGCGCCTTCAAAACACAGGCGTTGGCGGCGGCACCTTTGATATTGTCGGCGGTCAACCCGGCGTCAGTAACGCAGGGCTCGCGATCTTTGATGTAGGCAGCTCTGCAACGCGAATGTATCTTAACTCCAGCGGAAACTTTGACTTTGGAGGAACCATTGCGGTTAGCGCGGCGGCGGGCAATTACACGCTTGATACGTCTAGTGCAGCGGTTTCCGTTGCAAATACCGGCACTGTTAATTTCAGCAATGCGTCCGGAATGCTAATCGTAAATAACCATAACACCGGCGCTATTTCGATGTATTTTATGGGCGGCGGTGCTGTTTCAACGCCAGGCACTCAGACATCTGCGGGCGGCGCTGTTGGAGCCGTTACTTATAACGCGGGCATAAATGGCTACACTTGGACTAATAACTCTGGAAGCACGGCAACGGTTGGATTTATGTTTTTCAGAACAAGAACAAACGCTTAGGAAAAGCTATGAAATATACATCCTTGTTCATTGCCGATAATATGTTTGAAATATCGACCATCTTTAACGAGGAGCCGATTAAGTTTTTTGTTGTTGTTGCGTCTTCTGACAAAGAGCTAGATGGATTAGTGGCGTTTCATCTTAATCATTTGGCAACCCCGTACAAGCCGCCCATTCCTTTACCGACGCCAGAACGCACACTTGAGGCCATTCAATCGCAAATCTTTGATCTACAGGCGCAGGTGACTAGCCTAATGGATTCTCAATCTTCGCTGTGATACCCTACGCGAGACTAACTGCAATAGATGGAGTTTAAACATGGCCGTAAATCTTTCTCCGCTTGCAGGTGCTGGGTGGCAGTTCTTCACTGATAGCGGTGTTCCGCTAGCCGGCGGTAAGCTGTACACATACGCGGCAGGGACAACGACGCCAGAAACTACATACACGTCCAATACCGGTTTGACGGCTAACGCCAACCCCATAATCTTAAATTCCGCTGGACGGCTAGCTAGCGATGTGTGGTTAACCTCGGCGGTAAATTACAAGTTTGTGCTTGCAACCAGCACCAATGTTACCATTGGAACCTACGATAACATTTCCGGCATTGAAGGCAATGTTTTGGCGTCGCTTGCCAACACGTCCAACAATGCGCTAGGCGACGCGCTGGTTGGCTTTAGGCAGTCTACTTCCGCAGGGTTTATGGCTGGCGCAACCGCCGGAACCGTAAACAGTAAGCTGCAAGAGTCTGTTAGTGTCAAGGACTTCGGCGCAACCGGCAACGGTTCTACGGACGACACAAACGCTTTTAACCTAGCGCACACGGCGGCTCAGGCTATCAATGCGGCGGTTTATGCACCTGGCACGGCAGCAGGGTATAAGATCGCGGGAACGATTATTGCCAAGGCGTCTATGTATGGTGATGGGTTTAACACCAATCTGATCACGTCGAGCGCAACGGCCAACGTAATCACCTGCGCTGTTGCGGGCGTACTCCTTTCTGATTTTCAAATTACCACAACTGTTACCCGAACAGCCGGGTATTACGTCAGCACATCCGGCGCTTCGTATTTCCGCATTGAGCGCGTTGACATGTTCAACTGGTTCAACTGCGTCAACATCGGCGGTGCTGGCGTTACCTTCCTGCGAATCAAAGACAGTTTCTGGAACACCATCACGTCAGGCGGAACTGCGCTGACGGTTAACACCTCAACCCCTTGCGTTGATCACGTTTTCCAAAATGTTCTAATCGGTGGACCCGCCACCGGAGCGCAATGTCTGGGTGGGGTTCTTATCAATATTGCCGGGGATATCACTCTTGATCACGTTTCAACGGTCAAGTGTGGCACTGGCTTAAACCTTGCTCCAGGCACCGGACAAACTATCCAAGCGATTTATGTCACTGACAGTTTGTTTGACAGCGGTTCAGGCACCGGCGTTCAGTTTAACATGACTGGCACGGGATCTATCCAACTTGCAAAATTCACAAACGTCTGGTCCTGCACCAATGCCAATGGGTTTGTGCTGGGCGCAACCGCGTCTGGAACGTGCCTTCGAGCTGAATTTATTAACTGCACAGGATCAAACAACACAACGCACGGATTTATTGTTAACTATTCCGGCGTAACAAATACCTCTGTTATTGGCGGATCATACGCAAACAATACAAATGGTTTGTATTTTGCAAGCGGCGTTGAGTTATTTTCAGTTATCGGCGTAAGGGCTGGTTTATCTGGGCAGTTTGGCAACAACTCACAGTATGGACTTGTTTTGACTGGTTCAAACGATAAATTTACCATTACAAACTGTGATTTCACCATTAACACCGTTGGTGCCGCATCTATTGGCGCCCCATCTGGTACGCCAGGACAAACCTTTTTTATCAAAAATAACCAAGGCATCGTGACGCAAAACCAATCCCAAGTCACGCTGACATCTGCCGCCACCACCACCTTGGTTACTCACGGGCTTGCTACGACGCCGCGAATAGAAGACATTAAAATTACAAATAACAGCGGTTACGGCACGGCTGGACAGTTTTTTGTTACAGCGCCAACCAGTACACAGTTTACCATAACCACCGCGTCTAATCCCGGAGCGGGCGTATTGGTTTCATGGGATGCAAGAGTGTGGGGATCGTAATGACATTATCTCAAAGTGAAATGACCGCCTTAGCAATTTTGCGCGGCGGCGGGTCGTTTAGCGAGGCTGTTGAAATTTCCCAAGTGCCTCTAGACCGAATTATGAAAATTTGGGAATCTCGCTGATGACCGTTACCGTTATAGTTCTCATCCCCGCCAAGATCGCGGAAGCCACGCAGACGACGCAGTACACCGCGACGGGCGTAACCACGCTGATCGACAAGTTTACGGCTACCAACTTTAGCGCGGTCGCCGCAACGATTAGCGTCAACTTGGTCACGAGCGCCGACACGGCAGGCAACAACAACCTGATCGTCAAGACCAAGACGTTGCAGGCTGGCGAGACCTACACGTTCCCTGAGATTGTGGGCGCTGCCCTTGCGGCTAGCGGGTTCATCTCGACGATTGCCGGCACGGCCACGTCAATCAACATCCGTGCCAGCGGGCGGGAGATTAGCTAGTGTTGGAGAAAAGCCACGACGTTGATCGTATCAACGCTGCGGTCAATCATCCAGACGTTCGACCTTTTGTCGGCCCTGGCGAAGACATACTCGATTTGGCCCCGCTAATAGCACGGCCTGAGAATTGGTTTTTGATGGGCAAGCATGGCGGGTTTGCTTTGATTTGGTCAGCCCCTCGCGTCCACGAGATCCACACGTTTATCCTTCCAGAGGGGCGCGGCATCTGGGCAAAAGAGGCGGCGCAAGAGTTAATTGCTTTTGCCCGTAAAAACGACGATATTATGGTTTGGACAAAAGTAGCACCAGACCAAAAGAATGTTGAACTTTTTACCCGCTTGGCTGGGCTTAAGCCAACGGGAATGGATGTGGAGACGTTTGACGTGCCCTACAAGACCTATAGTTTGGAGCTAACCTCATGCCTATAGTAGCTCT